GGGAGAAATGTTACCACTAAGGATAGCTAGATCCGATTGAAATTTATAAGCCATGTTTAAAAACCCTCCATATTATAAGTTTTATATTTGGCGGATAGCAAAAAATAGCGCGCTCCCATAAATGAAAACACGCAACAGTCCCGCCATCCGCTTATAAGTAGTACGTTTACGCCTCTTGATCTCTAGCAAATAAAGTATTTATTCGCGCCGTTACAATAAAGCGAGATCGCGGCATAAGGTGACTGCAAAAGTACCTGATTTTGGCCATCGATTGTTTGTGATCCGGAAGCCAAAACAGTGATGACATTTGTGTTTGCGGCGCCGCCTTCGTCCTTTACAACATATGTTTGACCGCTAAACACGGTGGACGCATCCGGCAAACGAAGAGATATTGTACCACCAGTGGAGTCAACTCCAATGTAATAATCTGTGAGTGACGCAGTGTATATGGAAGTGATGCTTGTGCGGTTTAATTTTAGTCCGCAATTCATCTTTAAGACATCACTTTGGAATAACAAATTTGCAGAGCCAGTTAGGTTATCACTAGGATCATGTAATTGTAGTGAATAAACCGGCCCAGCCGCCTCTATGGTGGCGCCTGGGAGGTTAGTTAGACCAGAGGCGTCTCCATAGAGAAAAGACGCTGACAGGCCAACGCTGGCTGTTACAGAACCAACAACGTTTAGAACGTTGGATGTGCCATTAAATGTTAAGTTGCTCTCGCAAGTTAGTGTGTTAGCATCTCCACCAACATTGCTAAGCAAAGAATTGTCAGTTGCGTTAGCCACGCGTGGAATATTAATTATGCTGGCGCCATCTGAAGTACTTAAGTTTCCAGATACTGTATTACTAACAACTAAATCACCAGGGATATAATCCTGGGCTGCTATTAGTGTTCCGGATACTGCATTGTAGGCCATTCACTATGGTCTCCCAGAGTAATTAGAAGACAAACCAGTTACTGCCATTAGAATACAAACTAATGGCCGGCATTGAACCAGTGATGGTATATGTGGTGGCGCCATCGAAAGTGTATGAGCCACCGGAAGAACACGTTAATGTGATGTTGTAAGCTCCCCTTGAGGCTACTTCATCTTTTACCACAATCATAGAACCAGCACCAAATATTGAAGCGGCTGGGACTGTGATTGTAACATTGCCGGCGGCGGTTACTCCTAAAATATGATCCTTAGTCGCCACTATGTAACTAACATTATTAACGTCGTAATAGTTAGCGCCGAAGCCGCGAACGAATGTCTGGTGGGTGTATGCGCTACTCGATAAAATTGACAGCCCAGATTGGTTAGTAACCATCAAGCTACCAGTTCTAGCATGTGTATCGTCGTTGGTGTTTCCAAAGTTGGTTGAGCCGCTGGCATCAATCCTAGTAATATCTTCGTAATGGAAGTGGCTCGCAGATATTGCGCCCGATACGTACAGCGTTCCAGTTAGAATAAGGCTGCTGACCGGCGTGTTTCCTGTACCCGGCACCCCGGCAGCATATTTATACATCAAATAGTTCGAGCCGCTAGTCGCGTCGGATCCAGTTAAGAACTGTATGGATCCAGTCACGCCGGCTGCCGGGTGGTCGGCGCCGGTATCTGTGCAATCTACATATGCCCATCCAAAGCGTGCCATATATTAGCTAGCTCCGGTATACGAACCAGACCAGTTGATGCCGACGCTAAGAGAACCAGAATTTACTCTATCGGGGAGCATGCTCGTCAGGCCGGCCACAACTGATGTACCGGCGGCACTGCCACTAACAAAATAAAGGCGGTTTACTTTCAACTCTAGGCGGCCGCTTGTCGAATTGCCAGGAACAATAAAATAATGATTGTTGGCCGGGTCGAATGCATTTGGACCGAAACCTACTTTAAGAACAGCGGATCCGTTATTTACCACTTCTACCCACCTAGTAACATTTGGGAAGTTCACAACCTGTTGTTCTAAATTTGCGCCGATACCGCCTGATGCGTATGGCCGGCCACTAACCTGATATGCCGGCGTGTGGTTGATTCCAACATTCATCTTCCACGATGGATCTGACCAATTACTCATTATAAACTCCTGTTTTAGTTATATTCATTATAAATAGTCACTTATTTGTTCTATTGCGTCTTTCTAACGCTCTTAATCTTTTTTGTTCTTCGCGGCGTCTAAATCTTATCGCTCTTTCTCTCTTTTCTTTCTTTTTTACAGAGGGCTTTTTATAGTATCGTCGGTCTCTTACTTCTTCAATAATCTTTTCTTTCTTAACTTTCTTGATAAATTTGCGAATCATCTTCTCATGATTACCACGACACTCTTTAGCGCCCACTACTACATTTGCTGCTTTTTTCATATTGTTCCTATTTCATTGCTCGCCAGATCTCTGATGCTCCACCAATCAAAGAACTTATATCTACACCAGCATCGCCCGGATTTCCCAAGTCTGCTGAACCCTGTTGCGTTTGGCTTTCTCTTATTGGCTCTGTCCCTTCAAAAAGGTCAACGCCATTATAAGCGTCTGCACTGACTGCCTCTAATAGTTTCTTTCGATGCTCTTGCAACTTCAAATGCATGTCTTCTTTGCTTTGCTTCATCTGTGTGGCTTCATTAAATAGGGTCTTGTCCTGTTTTTTTGCCTCGACAATAAGATTGCCCTGCATTCCTTTAGCGACTTCTGAAACAATGCCAGACAGGATGCCCTCTTCTATAAGGGCCTCGTGAATACATTCTTTCACCAAAGGTTTGATTAGTTTTTTTAAGTCAGTTTTGCTCATAATATCCTCTTATTAATTCCTGCGATCGTTTGCCAACGATCAAGTGCTTCTTGAAGTGGGTCGTCGCTTTGTTGGTTGCGCAGAGCTTGGACTTCCGATTCCATCATTGTGATCAGGTCTTCTAAATTTTTAATGGCGGCCGGCGGGACCGGTGACGCCATCGTGGTGTCAAAAGTCGTATCATATTTATCCCAAGATGTTGACAAAAAATCTTTTGCCCTTCTCAACCACGATGAGGGCCCTTGTGGCAAAACAAAAGCTTCTTGATACCGAGGGATCCGGCGGACCGCGGTAGGCGGGGCGGTGCCATGGCTCTCTTCCTCAGTGACCCACTTAGGTTCTAAAGTTGTCTTTTCAGTATCCGTATCTTTGAATTGGAGGCCAGCGCCTGCTTTAAATAACTGTTGTGCCGATTTTATGTGTTTTTGGTACCGAGAAATAGTCCTCATCTCCAGGGGGGGTGTGATCATTGTCAGCGCACCCGCGCGGGCATTTTCTGGTGTTGCGCTAACCCAGTCGGTATCGTCCCATCCTTTGCCATCTTCAAACATCTGTATATGGTACCAGGAATCGGGTTGAGTACCCTCTTCATCATGGTCACGGGACGAAGGGCGGGGGGCTTCTGGGGTGGAGGGTGGCGGCTCTTGTGGTTTTGCCCGGGCTGACACGGTAGGTTCGTCTGATATATCCTCATCCTCGGGTGTATCAGCCGGGTCGCGACCTTTTTTGCGGTCGGGGCTGAACTCTGCGTACGCGTCAGGGGGCAATTCAATATCAGTATCAGGTTCTGTTGGAGCTGTTGTGGGGGCGCTAAACTTAACCGTATTCCTTCTGGCCCACATCTTTAAAGTCTTTTCTAATTTTTGTTGATCTTTTGGAACCAATTGAAAAGATGTTACAATGGCGTTTAACTCTCTCGTCGTATTCGGTGAGAAGGTTCTCGGATCTCTATCTGGGCCGCCGATAGCCTCTAGCACAACATCATCTTCTTCTGCTGCTTTTAACATTAAGAGCAACAGGCGCCCTTCTTCATCTTTAGTTAAGAAATCCAAAGACTGAAGCATACTCATAAGAGAGTCTGGGTTGATCTCAGGGCCCGAATTAATCCCGAAGACAATCTGTTCTTCCTCTGGGGGCTCGTCGTTTTCTGCCGGGGCTGGTGTTTCTTCTGGGGCGTCGCTGGGGTCCTCAGTTAAGAACCGGTGCCAACTTTCGTTTATAGCTTTATAACTACTCACTATCCAAAATCTCGTTTAATAATCTGTTAATGCGATCGGCTCTCGTAAACACTTCGTTGTTATAATCTTTCGCTTCTTTCACCATAAATGCTTCAGGTGTTGATGGCTCTGAAACAAAATCAAAACATATGAGTTGAAAATCTTCTTGCACATATGTTTTTCCATTCTTGTTCTCGACCGAGCCCATTCCCCGGGAGGAGATACCAAGGGTCACGCCGGCTTCGACAAGAGACTTAAGTACTTTGCCTGACGGGGTTTCTAAGACTTTAACTTTGCCCATCACTGATTCCCCTTCCATCCAAATAGAAGTAACTAAGTGAGAAGCGTTCTTTAAATTAATAACAGAATCGTCTGGGTGGTCTAACTCACCTAGGGCGCGCGATTCTCTCACAAGCTTTTCATAGTTTTTCACTTCTCTTGCTAATACGTTGTATGGATAGATTCTTCCGTTTCCATTTTCAGTGTCTGCTTGCTGCAGTTTCCCAGAAAGGACCATGCCTCCGTCGGAGACAAAGCGTTTTTCATCTTCGGTCAGCAGATCTTGGCAAATGCCGCCTTCACATAACTCGTAGAATTCTCTTAAAAGTTTCTTTCCCATAGCTAACTGCCCTTACAGCAATGTCTTACTGGTTGCAGCATCCACTTTGTTGTCCAAATGTTTATGTTCATGTTTTATTCCTTCATCCCCAAATACCATGTTGAGGATATATGATGTTCCTGATGACAGCCACCCTAAAAGAAGAGCGTTTGCGACTGTTACATCAAAACTAAATAGTTCTGTATACAGGGAAAGTAGCATTAAAAGCCAACCCACATGAAATCCCATGCACATTGGACATTTGAATAGCTCTCCAAGATTTCCTTTTGTTGGCCTTACTCTGTTCAAAATCTTGCCATAAACGAGAATTTGTGTGAGGCCGTAAGCACACAGGACAAATGTTAGTAGTTCCATTATTCTCCCTGCGCGGGCGTAGTTACTGTTCTGTCATTATACTTTGTTGTTAAATGTGCTTGTAGGGCTGTGGTCACATCCCAATTTGGATCAATATCCTGTTCTAAGTTTTTTGTGTCGGTGAGTTCTTTTACCAAAAATTTAAGAAATGCTTTCTCAACTTTATTATCAATAATTGCCGCTACCTCATCATCCATGTCTAGCTTACCTAAATTTCCTTCGGGCCTTTCGTCGTCGCTGACTTGGTACGCTTGCATAATAAATTGACTCATATCATTTGAATTCTGTATCGCAGCTATAGCGGGGCCAATGCCCGGGAGGTATCCAGCAACGGCAGCTAAGACTTTTTTTCTGTTTGAGTATTCAATTCCGCATTTCATCAACGCAACCAAGTCGCCCCATGTCTGTATGTCTCCTTGCCCTTTTAAGTGTAATGGAAACTTTTTTTCACAATAATCTTTTTGCATATGAGCATCCATTTTTCTAAAACCTTTTGCAATTATAGAACTAACTTTGCCGTATGCAGCCGAGGCTTTTTGGCCAGCGGTTTGTGCTGGTTCCTCCTGTTCACTGACAACAAACTTGTCCCAACTCTCCATTATAACTTTCATATCAGACACTGGGTGGTTCCTTAAATTGTATACATATACGCGAATGACTCTGGATTTTTCATGAATCCAGGTCGAATGGAACCTTGCTCATCTTTTTGTGGGACCTCGCCAAGCTCTGTAGAGTCTTTTTTGTCGGGGTCTGCTACCTCGTCCTCAAACCCTGCAACTTGCGCTTCAAGATTTTCAAAGTATGGTCGTTCTTCATCAATAAATTTGCTAATATTGATTAACGCAAATTTTGCAGCACTGATCTTGTCATCATATGGAGATTCCATCAAAGCTTCAATAACACCATAGTATGCTCCGCCCTGCACCGACTCTGCTACTATGATCCCCTTCTTACGCAGATGAGCGAATAGACGATTCTGGGCGCCGTATACCAAGTCACTCATGGTTTCTTTTGGAAACGCAGTAATTTTATTATTTTTAGTAGACAGAGTGATATCAATATCAGCATGATCAAAAATCATTAAATCTCCGCTGAGACTTTTTCGTATGTTAAGCTCTAAGCGAATTGAAGGGGTTAGCTTAGTTGCAGCCGCACCGACTTTTATTTTAATTGGTTCAATAACTGGAACTAATTTAATTACTACTGCCATCTTTATAGATCTCCCTTACGAGTTGCTGTGTCTTTAACACTGTTATCAGTACTTTCTCTCTCATTACTTCGGTTGTTCCAAACTCGTTTAGGCGTTCAATGACTTGCAAGGTCTTTTGTTTCATTTCTATGTCTGTTTTTATCTCTTCTTTCACAAGTGCTTCATTTAAAACGTTCTTTAGTCGGCCCAGTTCTTCGTTCATAAACATTTTTAGCTCAATAGAATTATCGGCGAATGAGGTAATATAATATCCTAAAAGCTCTTTTTGTTCTTTCAGCAGCCCATCAGAGTATCTTTCATTAAACTTATTGACAAATACTTTATAAGAGAAGTTGTCGATATCTTGGACCATGCTTTCTTCGGTTGTACCTGCCATGTTTTCTATTATCTTATTTTCTAAAATAACCTTTTCTTTCGGTGACGGGGTATTGAACATCTTGTTTATCGTTGCTAAAGTTCTATAATTTGGAACAAAGTTGTTAAAGACAGACGGTGATACATTTTTATTTATATCTTTGATAAATTCAGTCTGCTGTATGAATAAGTCATCTTGACTAATCATCTTTTTTGCGATAGTGGCTTCTTTAAGAATCTTTTCTCCAAGCGCTTTGTCTAAACTTTGATTTTCATAAAGCGAGCGATAACATTCTAAATCTCGTCGGAGTAATGATCCAGGTCCAAAGTGCTTTCTAATAAGATTAACAATCTTTTTGCTCTCCTTAATATCTTTCTTTATAATAGAAGCAACTGCTTCCTTTAATAACGCCTCATAAACAAAGGCAGTATTTCGTTTTTTATTATGTTTAGCTTTCATCTTTTGGTTCTCTTGTTTTAAGTTCTTCTAAAAGGCCTTTTATTGAACGGTTCATACTAAGCATGTTTTGTTCCTCATCGGCATCTCTTCGTGAATAAATAGATTCTTGTTCTTCCATTGTACCTCTAGCTAGAGATCTTAATGGTGATATGCCCGGAAATGTGTCCCCTATCCTGCCCACTCCGGGGCCGGCTTGGCTCAGATAGTTTTGAGCGCGCTTGGCGGCTGGGCG